TTTATCGTATATAATAAATATATGATAAATCATATACAAGAGAGGTGTTGTCATGCAGCGGTTTGAAGTCGAATATTTTGAAAAGGAGGATGGTACATATCCTGCCGAGGAATTTATTCTTTCGCAGGATGTCAAGATGAGGGCGAAACTTTTCCGCTTGCTCGAATTGCTGGAAGAAAAAGGGAATACCCTTCGGGAGCCTTACTCCAAATCCCTTGATGACGGGATTTTCGAGATCCGGGCAAAACAGGGCAACAACATTACCCGTGTTTTGTATTTTTTCTATGTTGGTAACAAGATCATCCTGACAAACGGTTTTGTTAAGAAAAGCCAAAAAACTCCTCCGTCCGAAATCGCTTTAGCGAAAAAATATCGGGCAGAATATGAAAAAAGGTTGGTGTAAATATGGGAAAAAACTTCCACGAAACTTTAAATGAACAGCTCAAAGACCCTGCTTTCAAAAAAGAATACGATGAACTGGAGCCTGAATTTGCAATCATCAATGCTATCGTTGATGCCCGCAAAGAAATGGGGCTCACCCAAAAACAGCTCTCTGAATTGACCGGCATCACACAGGCCGATATCAGCAAGCTGGAAAACGGAAATGCCAATCCATCCATTAAAACGCTTCAACGACTCGCCGCCGCCATGGGAAAAAAGGTTAAAATTTCATTCGTTTAAGCAAAAAGAGAAGGGATTTCCCTTCTCTTTTTATTTGCCCGGATTGTAGCTCATGCCGCGCCAGTCGATGATGTTGATGCCAAAATCATGGTACATCCGGTACTCGATACCCAGAGTATCCCAGGATACCCGGCTCTCCAGTGTCGGAGTGCGCTTGCCGTTGAGGTAGGTGACCTCGATGGTGTCCACGTCGTTTGGATCGGCGATCGCGTAGTAGCCCTTGGGATTTGCGATGTCCAGCTGCGCGTCGCTGATCAAGCGGAAAGCGCCCCGCATTGGGTTTGTTACACCGCTGTTTGCGCCGTCCGGATCTGCGGTAGACTCCAAAATCTGGCGGATTGTCATGCCCAGCGCGACCGGCGCCAGAACGAATCGCGGCTTGATGTTGAGCACATCCTTGTCGTTGATGTCCTTCTGTTTGGCCATTGCGACGATCATCTCGTTAAAAGAGGCGATCGACGGCTCAGCACCGGCGAAAAGGTTGTTGTGGCTGTTATCAAACAACGCTTTGCCGTCAAAGATTTTTGCGTTTTTGGTGAGGGCCTCATAGCACTTTTGGTTGATAAAGCGTTGGTTGGAGCGCACCTGTGCAGTGATCAGGCGGGACACTGTGCCAAGATCGTCGTTGAGGATGGTTTGGCGGGAGAATCCGAAGAGTTTTCCGTAGGTCTTCAGGCTGGTGTCAACACCCTCATCCATTCCGCTCACGCTTTTAAACTCGCCGTTCTCCGGGATCTCCTGCATTTCGCCAGTGGCTGCCAGACGATAACGGGTCACTTTTTTAAAATCCGGATTGGAGCCGGTGCTGGTCCAATATTGGTAGGTGGTCGGCGCGGTCGCATAGGCTCTTGCAATGGTCGCGTGCAGGGTGGAGTTGATGATAGATACAAAGCTGTTGGTGTCGGCAAACTGGCCGCGGGACTGCATCGCCATCTCTTTCCACAGTTCATCTGGTGATAGGCGATGTGCGTCTTTAACACCGCAGCGCAGCGCGCAGTCAGCCATCAACTGGTGCAGGCTCATGCTTCTGAAGCTCTCTGCGCCTGGTGCCGGTTTTTCAATTGTTTCGCCCATGCGCAGGAGCAGGCCATCTCTGGCCGCGTCGCGGTACTTGTCCTCTTCATCCGCTACCACCGCCACATGGGAAGTCAGCGGTTTCCGGTCTCGTTTCAGGCCCTCCAAAATGGCGGCGCGCACCTGGTCGACGCTGTTGCCGTCCTGGATATATTTCTCCGGGTCCACGTCAAAGCTGCGGCAGAGCGAATAGATTTCGGTGCATCTCTGCCGCTCCGCTTCTGCCCCACCTGCAGTTGGGGTCTCCTGCGCTGCAGTTGGTGTGCTTTCCGGAGTGGTCGGCTGTGCAGTGCCTCTGTCTCCGGTGCCTTTTTCTGGCGCTGGTACTGGGTTGTTTGGATTCTCTTTGTCTTTTACTACACTCATTCCATCTTCCTCGCTTTCTGTTCCTTGGTTTCTGCCGGCTCCCACGTCGCCGTCGGCCGGCACTGGTTCAAAGGATATCTCTAAGGGTTCCCACTTGACCGCTACACTGCAAGGACCAACAAAGCGTCCATTGCTGGAGGTCTTTCCGGACCTTACTTCTTCGTATGCGCTGACGGTGTACCCCACCGAGATCCCTTTTAGGCTTCCTGACCTCACTTTTTGATAGATTAGGTCGCTTTTTTCGTCGCTGTCAAAGGACACCACCGCCTTGCAGCGCTTGGTTTCCTGGTCGACGCTCAGGCTCACGATCCTGGCAATCGGTAGACTGCCATAACTCGGATCTCTGCCGTGGTGGAAAAGTACCGACCCTACATTTTGCAGGCGTGTCAGGTCCACGCAGCCTTCATCGTGGCACAAAATCTCCGGCCCAAACCACCGGTCGACCGGATTCTCGGATGAAAAGGACAGTTCGACCGTCCTGTCTTCCTGGGAAACTTCCCGCATCTGCATCGGCAGCGTGCGAAAATTACTCTTCGGGTTCTTCTGTTGTGGCTGTGCTCTGCTTCTCATTTTCTGCTATTTCCTCCAATCCCAGCTCTCTGATGAGCTGTTTTTCTCTGGCCCGCTGCTCTAGGATAGCGCGCCAGTCCTTACCCTGCTCTGCTGCCACTTCCTGCAGGGTGATCTGGTTGGTTTCCAGCGCGATTTTGTTGGCGTTGACCTCCTTGACCGGGTCGATCCAGCTCATCCCCTTGGCAATCCACTTACATTCGGTATATTTTTCGGGGCTGCTGAAATAATCCGGTATTTTGAGGGTCCCTGCCATCACGCAGCTGTCCATCCACCATTGATACACCCGGCGGCAGAGGTGCTCGGTCAGGTAGTGCTGCCACTCCTTGTAGCTCTCCCTGTCCTCGATCAGGTTTTGGCGAGCGGAAGAGTAGTTGACCTGGCTCATGTCTCTCGAGGTCGCCTCATAGCTCAATCCCAACGCCGACGAAAATGCCCGCAGCAGGATAGTTGCCATGTCTTTGGTGTTGGACGCCTGGCCCGATGGGTTTACAACCTGGATTTCGTCTCCCGCATCCAGCTCCATAATCATTCCTGGTGCCAGCTTTTTCCGCTTGGCGCCGGTCGCCTTGTCCGTTTTCTGGTTGCGCCAAACTCCCCCCGCGGGGTTGACTTTTTTAACAAAAACTGACAGGCAGGCCAAGATGCGCTCCTTGACCGATACAGCATTTAAAAACTGATTCAGGTCCCGGAGGCGGGAAAGGATATTGGCAAATCCGGAAATTTCCCGCACCTGTGAGGTACGCTTGATCTTGTTGAGGTAGATGACCCGATCCGCCGGAATCCGGACGGTCCGGCCTGTCTCCCCATAGACGTCATAGACCGTAAAATGATAGGCAATTGGCTTGTTGTAGGAATTGACTTCCACGCCGCCTACCACCTGATTGCCCTCGTGGAACAGCACTCCGCTGTTGAGCTCATCCACCTCTTTGATCTGCAGCTGCAGCGGGAAACGTTTATCTCCCGTGTATGCCGCTACGATCAGCAGACCTCCATCGACCAGCATCCGGCGCACCGCCATCTTGAGTATCTCGCAGAAGCACAGTCGGCCTGTGACATCGCAGTTTTCCGGGTGACACCACCGCTCCCAGAGCGTTTCGATCTGCCGTTCCAGCTCCGGGTTGTCCACCTTGCAGTCCAACCGGATGCCTGATCCAACCACATTGCGCTCCATGGCAAGGATGCTCGACTCTGCATAGTCGGCATTCCTTTCCAGGTCCCGCGCGCGGCGGCGGATCATGTCTCGGGACATGGCGTTGATATCCTCCGCCCGACCGTCTACTGGCGTCCAGTTGTCCCCTTCCCGTCCCCCGCCCGCATCATATCCGTTTCGGTTTCCCCCAAAGCGCATTTTGAGGGTTTGCCATACTCCCAAGTGCCTCTACCCCCTATCTGCAAAATCCACAATATACAGGTCTCCCCCGTTTGCCTGCCGCAGCTGGCTCTCCAGCGCTTTTTGCCGGCTATACAGGGTGGCAAGGCTTGCTTTGGTTACACTTTGCCCATCAATGTTATAGCTCTGCGCGCCGTTTTCGATCGCTTCGATTGCCTTACAGAGGTTCTCGTATCGTTTTTCCAGATCCATCACAGCCAATCATCCCCCCAATCATCGTCTTCGTTGTCTCCAAACCAGTTTTCGTCCTCTTCCTCCCGCTGATAGGTCGATTCTTCCGCCGCCGGTTCTGGCGGATCCTCCAGCAGCGCGAAGGCGCCCAGCAGATCCGCCGCGCAGGCTGCATAGACCTCGCAGTCCAAGTAGTGGTTTGGCGCGCCACTGGTCTTTGGACGCCACACCCAGCTCCCCACACCGTTTTTGCGCTCAAATACCTTGTGCTCGTTGGTAATCTGCTCACAATACTCCTGGTCCACCCCGTCAAATACCTGCCAGCTGCCGTCGACGGCGTTGATCTTGGCATAGATCATCGTCTTGTAATAGCTGCCGTCGCAGATAATCAGATTCATTCCGCGGGCGGCGCTGCCCTCCCGCTGGATTGCTGAGACACGATAACGCGCCGGGATTGGCGTAGACGATCCCTTGACCGGCACAGTAAGCGGATTGTGGACATAGCAAAAATCATATACCTGGTCTGTCTGGTCTCCGGAGTCGATCAGTGCCAGATCAATGTACCAGTCCCGGCCTTTTGCGTCGTAGTAGGTCTGGTTGATAACGTCCCACAACGTGTTAAAATCGACGCCGGGGATGCAGTCGTGGTCGATGTTGTAGATTTTCTTGCCCTGTCCCCAGGCGTCCACTGTGTAGTACAAGCAATTTTGCTGCACGTCGACCCCGCAGGTAATGATCTGCGCCCAGTCCGGCACCATCCCGCGGGTATAGACACCGCGGTTATCCAGCACCTTCTGCGCGCCGGCGGTACTGCCAACGTCTTCCCACGGCTCTCCCAGCCAGGAGTTTACAAAGTTTTGCATCTTTTCCTGGTCACCCTGCGCATCCAGCCACTTGTAGGCCACGTCCGCAAAGGACAACCACGGAGAGTAGATCGCATTGAGGGCAAATCCTGTTTTTTTCGGACTTACCCGCATGCCTTCTGTCTCCCCCTCGTTCATCCACTGCCCCAGTTGCAGAATTTTGTTCTTATCCGCATCAGATATTTTGCCCTGGCAATAGGGGCACTCATAGTAGGCCGCCGCTGACCTCTCTGTTTTGCTGCCCTCTTTGGGAAATTTCAGCTGATGGAAGCGCAGCCGCTGCATCCGTCCGCAGTGCGGGCATGGAACATAGAAAAAGAGCTGCCGGGTGCAGCTCTCCCACTCTCTCCAGATCGCCCCCGTCTTTAGGGTGGGGGTCGATGTAATAAAAATTTTCTTATTGTAGGAAAATGTATTGGTCCTTTCCCTCGCCAGTGAGATCGGGTCCGCCTCTTTGCCGCCGCCTGATCTGGGTGGGTACTTGTCCACCTCATCGAGCAGCACAAATCGGATCGGCTTGGAGGACAGCGAAGCCGCGGAATTGGCACCGGTCAGCGGGATATACATATTGTCAAACTGCAGAGCCAGCAGCTTGCTGTCATCCTCGCGAAATTTTTCGGCAAGCGGTTTTGTCGCCCGCAGCATCGGCTGGATGCGGTTTTTTGAGATATCCTCGGCCAGCGTGTCTGATGGATAGACCACCAGCGTGGAGGACGGATCCTGGTCCACAATGTACCCGAGGATATTGAGGATCGACTCTGTTCCCCCGACCTGTGTCGGCTTGATAAAGACAATCTCCTCGATCCGGTCATCCGAAAAAGCATCCATGATGCCCCTGAGATAGGGCGTTTTGGAGGTCTTCCAGCGGCCCGGCTGGTTGGATGTTCCCGCCGGGATGATCCTGTATTTATCTGCCCATTGGCTCACCGTCATTTTTTCCGGCGGCTTCAGCGTTTTCAAACTCTCCAGCATCCAATCCGGATAATTTACCCTGGCTCCATTCCGCGAGCGCATCATATATCACCTCACTTACCTCGTGCTCAATTTCTTTTGCAAGATCCATCTCTACCGACGCAGACGCCAGAATACCGATCTTGCGTGGCAATAACAATACCGCCTGCTTAAAGGCAACAAAAAAGGCGGCCAGCTCATCCGCTACCGCCTGTTTTTCGATGTAATCTCCGCGCTTGACTCCGTTTTCAAATTCTCGGTTTTCCGTTTGTGCCTTTTTGAGATTTCCCTCCCAATAGAGCTTGCGCTCCTTTAGGCTCATTTTTTCTAGGTCTGCGCTCTCCCGGCTGCCCTGAATCCGCCAAGCGATTACCTCCTTGACCGGCCACCATCCGCGCTCTGCTTTTGGGCATCCGTCCTTTGCCCAGGCGGCCAAAGTCTTTGTACTGACACCAAAAATTTCTGCTAGAAAAGAGGTGGGGATACACGTTTTTCCATCGATCATTTTTGTCTTGATGTTGTTACCCACATTCCCACCTCAAACGTAACAAAATTTTAAACCATTTTTCCACTTCCAAACATTTTTCCTACATCTGATTGTCTGTTTTTGTTCTAATTTAATCTTAATTTTACATTGTTACCCAGTTTTTTTCTACTCACAGCGAGGAAAATTCCGCGCTCTTTCGCCACCCGCGTACCCCTACCGTTGTAGAAGTACCTAAACGCATCCGGACAGCTCGCGCTCAATCCTCTTGTTGGCTGTCTCGCAATACTCTGCATCCAGCTCAAAGCCGATAAAATCCCGC